GATATGTTAATGAGCAGCCCAAGGAACCCGAAGAGCCTTCTAGGCTGGAGACGGTTGGCGATTTGCGTAGAGCGGTTGCCAAGGCTATAGGATCTAAGCGTATGGGACAGGGCACTGAAGCCGTAAAAGATGTGGTGGTGGGTGTCATTTCCGACTTGGTTCCAGGTCTTAATACCGCTAAGTCTTTATTTGATGTGGCCAAATCTTTGTACTCTCTTCCTGATGACAAGAAGTCAAACAGCCCGCTCGATCTTCTAAATGTTGACGATCAGGTCTCAGCAATAGTTGATGATACCGTGGAGAATTCTTTTCTAAAGACGGTCGAGAAGCAGATAAAAGGTCTTCCAGATGATGCCCCATTGGCCGACCTCGATATGACCAAACAGTTGTCTAGATACATTGCGAGCACCCACAGTGACAGAACCGTCACAGCGCCAGAAGAGGGATAGATGGACACAATAATCGGCCTTGGAAAAGGCGGTTGTAATATTGCGAAGAACTTTGAGCAGTACGCACAATACAATACCATTTGTATTGATACGGAGGACGCTGGCTATGCCAATTTTTTACGATTACCTGAGCAAGATTCTCATGAAGATTATGAGGCAAATTACACAGCCCTTGATCTGGGTGATTGCGGTGATCATGTTGGTTTGTTCTGCGTCGGATCTGGGAGAGTGTCTGGGGCCGTTTTAAGAATATTAGAACAGTTAAAGGATAAAAAGGTTTGGCTGTATTTTATTAAGTCGGACGCGACGGATCTATCAGAGAAGGGGCGACTCCGCGAAAGGGCGACCTTTTTTATATTACAGGAGATAGCGCGGTCTGGGCTGATAGATAGAGTGTACCTTCTGGACAACAAAAAGATATCGGAACAACTTCAAGGTGTTTCTATAGTAGACTACTGGGAGAAGATAAATGAAACTATCTCATCGGCGGTGCATATGCTAAATTATTTTGCTAACACGAAGAGGGTCCTGACTACCGTCTCAGATACCTCCCCTGTGGCTCGTATACAGACATTGGGGCTTATTGATGTGGCGTCTAGCGAAGAGAGGTTGTTTTACGATTTACAGTTCCCTCGACATAGGCTATACTATTATGCAATTAATAAAGACAAGTTAAAGACAGACGCTGAGTTACTTTCTATAATTAAAAACCATATGCGTGAGCAGACCACGGACAAGTGTGTTTCCAACTACAGTATCTACGAGACGAGCTATGAGAACAATTACGGCTATGTAGAACTATTTTCATCATTTATACAAGAACAAAATTTACCAGAGCGCTGACCGCGACTATGGTACAACCAGTCGCTTGGGAGATTTGCCAAGTGAACTTTAATTAAAAGGAGAATTTTATAATGAGTATTAATTTACAGAAGATGAAGGAGAAGCTTGCCGCCCTTAACAGCAAGGGAGACAAGAAGAGTGCATTTTGGAGGCCACAAGATGGAGAGCAAACTATTCGGATCGTTCCTACAGCAGATGGGGATCCTTTCAAGGAGTTTTTCTTTCACTACAACTTGGGCAATAACCCCGGATTTTTATGTCCAAAGCGAAATTTTGGCGATGATTGTCCTGTTTGCAATTTTGTGAGAACACTATACAATGAGGGTGACGAAGAGAGCGTCAAGATGGCGAAGAGCTTAAACGCACGCCAACGGTTCTTTTCACCCGTACTTGTGCGAGGCGAAGAAGAAGAGGGAACTCGTGTTTGGGGATACGGCAAGATGGCGTATCAAGAACTCTTGAACCTTGTTCTTAACCCTGACTACGGTGATATTACCGATACTGATGACGGAACCGATTTGGTGATGAAGTATGGTAAGCCACCGGGAGCTTCATTCCCGCAGACGAGCCTGACTCCTCGTCGTCGTTCGTCAGCGTTAGCCGAGGAGAAGGCTAAGATCCGTGAGTTTTTGGATCAAATTCCCGACTTTGGGAAACTCTTTGAGTCTAAGACTGGTCCGGAAATTCAAGCAATGTTGGACGAGTTCTTGCTCGGAGAGGAAGATGCCGAGGATATTTCTACTGAAACGAAGAAGTATACCAACACCGAGACTGACGCTGTGGATAAGGCTTTTGCCGAATTGATGGCATAGGGAATGACCGCAGGGAGGCACGGGTTTACAGGTGCCTCATTTTCAAAAAAAGGATATCAAAATGAAAATAGCAAAGAATGGAAGAAATGTGAAGGTTCATTACAAGGGCACATTAGGCGACGGCACCGTTTTCGACAATTCGCGGGATCGTGGTGAGACTCTTGATTTTGAACTGGGGAAGCCGGGAATGATTGCCGGATTTCAGAGTGGAATTGTTGGAATGAGAACGGGTGAGACCAAAGCCTTTAACGTGCTGTGTGCGGAAGCATATGGACAGCCTTTAGCGGAGGCCGTTATTAAAGTGCCGAAGGACGCATTTCACCCAGAGATGAAGCTTGAAATTGGGGAAGCCGTTATGGGCCAAGGGCCTGAGGGGCAGCCGATGAGGGCGATTATTTCGGGTGTGGAGGATGATGGTGTGTTATTGGACCACAATCATCCTTTGGCTGGGAAGGATCTTAACTTTGAGGTAGAGTTAATGGAAGTGTCAAGAGTTAAGGAGTAGAGCGTGGCCAAGAAGAAAGCAAAATTAGGACGTCTTTCCCTGTCGCAGATGAAGGATCTCATCAATAAAAAGGCAGGGATTGACGTTGCTTTCGATCTGCGCGGGGAAAACCCCACGGAGGTAAAAGATTGGATCTCAACGGGTTCACGATGGCTGGATTCAATCATCTGCCGTGGACAAGTGGCCGGTATTCCGGTGGGCAAGGTCTCAGAATTAGCGGGTCTTGAAGGGTCTGGCAAGTCTTATATGGCCGCCCAGATCGCAGGAAACGCCCAAAAGATGGGAATTGATGTTGTTTATTTTGACTCTGAAAGTGCGATTGACCCCGAGTTCTTGAAAAGCGCAGGTTGCGATCTCGACACTCTTCTTTATATTCAGGCAGCAAGCGTTGAGTTTGTTCTTGAAACTATTGAAGAGTTGTTGGGGTCCAACGACAATAGGATGCTTTTCATCTGGGATAGTCTGGCCCTTACACCCGCCGTGATGGACTTGGAGGGTGACTTTAACCCGCAGTCCTCAATGGCAGTAAAGCCGAGAATCCTTGCTAAGGGGATGTCAAAGATTACGCAGCAGTTGGCGAATTCGCAGTCTACCTTTCTGGTATTGAACCAGTTGAAGACCAATATCACCAGATCGCCTTCCGAGGCAATGGTTGAGCCTTATGTGACACCGGGCGGTAAGGCAATGCACTATGCCTACTCTTTGCGTGTCTGGCTGACTAAGAGAAAGGCCAAGGCAGCGTTCATTACTGATGACAAAGGGTTTAGGGTTGGCAACGAGGTTAAGGTGACTTTAAAGAAAAGTCGCTTCGGGACTGATGGTCGCCAATGTACCTTCAAGATTATGTGGGCGGGCAACATAGGGGTCCAAGACGAGGAGAGTTGGTTTGACGCAATTGCGGGTTCTGAGGCCCTAAAACGCTCTGGAGCGTGGTATGAACTATGTTTTGAGGACGGAACAAGCGAAAAGTTCCAATCCAAGCATTGGCTGGACAAATTAAAAGACATTAAGTTCAGAGAAAGAGTACTTAGTGTAATAGACGAGGAGATTGTAATGAAATTTGAAAATAGAACAGGCGATGCTTCTCACTATTATAACTTAGAAGAGGACTAATAAATGAGTGATTTGCTTCTTTGCTTCGCTTTATTTGGAACTTTATTGTGCAGCGGCGATATAGAAAAGGATCTTAATGTGAGCCCGTTTTATAACCCCGTTCATTATGAACGAGTGACCCCAGATTCTGATAAAACAGACTTTGTGAAGCCGGTCGTTCGGTATGAGTTTAAGCAGATTAAAACTCCGTAAAGCGGATAGTGATAAAACCCTTGGCAACCCCAAGGGTTTTGTTTATTTGTTAGAACTATTTATTGAGAGGCAAAAGTATGAAACTTGTTAATATTCTCTCTGAGGTTTTGAAGACGGAAGTTTTTTTGGCGGATTGTGTTATCGCTACCAACCGCGATGTCAACCTCACGGATGTGCTAAATAATATTCGTGCTTTGCCCGGTGTTACTATTGTTAATATGGTTGGGAAGTCTAGGTTTATTTCCAAGCAGAAAGAGGTGGCACATGTTACAATTAAATTCTTGCCAACCACGGTAGGGGTCCTAGACTATATAAAATTCTTGGAAGAAACCGTGAGAAGGTATAATGAGATCTACGAATTCCGGGTTAAAAAACTAACGG